GTGCTCATCTGGTAAAGGCCGTTCCCACTGACCACGAAGAAGGAACCGTTCCCGGCCAGGAACTCCCCGCGGATGGGCCCGGTCCCGATGGTTCCCAGTAGGGTTTCCCCTGGGGAGGAGAACAGGGCCGCAATTTCGCCGTTGGCTGCGTTCCGGGGTTCGTTGATCTCAGGGTAGAGATTCACACACCGCTGGCAATCGGCCGATACTGACCGGTTGCCATAGGTGCCACCAACGAACCCCGGAAAGCGCATTCTAACTCCGGTCGTACTTGCTGCTGAACTTCGCCATGGTCTTCTTGTCCTGCTTCAGGTCGGCCTTGGAGCCTTCCTTCAGACCGCGCTTCTTGTCGATGCGCTTGTCCTCGGCCTTCGCGGCTGCGGGAGCGTTCTTGGGGATGCCTTTCTCTTTCTTCACGGCGCCTCCTAAGCGTCTACGACCAAGCCCCGGCTCTTGATGGCCAAGGCGTAGCCTGCGTTGTTGCCCAATAGGGCGTTATCCACACCGATGAAGGTGGGGGTATGGTTGATGCCGGCCAGGTGGCGCTTACCCGCCCCGGCCTGGTCTAGCGTGAGCGGATCTGGCGTCTTCCCATAGGACGGCGCCAGGAGGCAGGACAGGTTGGGGACGATGGCCGCCTCGTAGCCCTGGGGTAGCAGGACCGTCGCCTGCACCGATGCAAACTGGTTGATCTGGTTCCAGGTGTAGAGGATCAGCGAGCAAGGCCCGGTGGGCAGCGGCCAGCACCAGAGGGTTTCCATCGGCATCTGCCGATCCGGCCAAACAGCTAAGGGCCAGGTGCTGGGCGTCTGCTTGATGGTGATGTTCTGCCACTCCTGGGCCGTCTCGATGAGGTCAATGGGGATCTCGATGGGGAGCGGGTTGTTCGTCGTCAGCAGCACGGAGGCCCGGGTGATCTTGACCGGGCGCAGAGCTGCGATGTTCAGCGCGCCGGCCGGGGGCGTCCCGGGGCCCATGGTGTAGGCCTGGTAGTTCGGCGTCAGGGGATAGGTGGTCGGGATTTCCCCGTACACCAGCAGCTCCTGGATGCTCCACTGGTCCAGCATCCGGTTCAAAACGCGGAGGGCGTGGGTAGCCATGCCGGGATCCACTGGGTTCCCAGGATCGACCACCCCGATCTCGATCAGGGCGTCTGTGATCATGTCGAGGACGGCAGTCATTTCTCATCCTTCGGGCGGCTGCGGTTGATCTTGCGGGGGCCTCTGGTCGGCTTGGGAATGGCGTGGAAGGCCTGGTGGGCGTGAGGGTGTTCGGTCTTGCTGATCTGGTCTTCGCCTTGGTCGGGCCCGGACCTCATGACCCGGAGCGGGTCATGAGGATGGGTCGCCTCATGGTCGCTCACGGGGTGGTGGTGCCACTCGGGGCCAAGCCCCTCCCGCTCCTCCAGCGATCGCACAATGCGGGAGGGTTCAGAGGCGTGGAAAACCCACCGGGGGTAATCGCTCACAGGCCAGTGCCGGTGAGTGCTTGGTTGGCCGAAATAATCTCAGCCTGCAGGGCGGTGATCTGGGCCGCCTGCGCCTCGGCCGTGGCCTGCAGCGTGGCGTAATCGCCCTGGAAGTTGCCGCTGTTGAAGTTGGAGGGGATCCAGGGCTGGGAGGCCCAGGATGAGCCCTGGGGGGTGGGCAGGTTGGCCACGTCCGAGTCCTGGTTGCAGACCTGGGAGTAGCCATCCGTCCGGTACATGGTGATCGGGTAGGTGTAGCCGTAGATGCTCATGGTGGCCTCGAAATGGGAGGGACCCGGGTGGACCCCTCCCAGGGTTGGACTACTGGCCGGCGATGAGGCCGAGGTTGACCAGGGCCCCCCGGAGTGCTCCGGAGAGGCTGATGGCAGCGTTGAACAGGCCGGAGACCGCCTGGCTGAAGAAATTGCCGGTGGAGATCGCCGCGTTGTTGCTGGCAGCGATGGTGTAGACCTCGGCGGGCGGAACGATGGCGGCGCCGGTAAGATTGGCGTAGTTGATCGCCAGGGTGTTGGTGGCGCTCACCCGGGCCCCGGCGATGCAGATGCCGAGGGTGGCGGTGGGCTTGTTCACGATCACCGGAGTGCCGGTGGTGAGGCCCGGCACGGTGAAAGTCTGCTCGGCGGTGGTGTTGGCCGCGACGCTGATGGGGATCAGGGGCGCGGTCTGGACCGTGAACGGAGCCAGCGGCGCAGGCCGGAGGATGGTCACATTGTAGACTTCGGAGCCCGTGGGAGTGATGCCGCTCGCGGTCGGGTTCACGAAGGTGATCCCGAGAGTGTTGGCCGAGACCACGCGGTAGCCGGCGATACCCAGACCCGCCTGCGCGGTGGGCTTGGAAACCCCCACCACAATATCCGTGGCCAGGAGCCCGTTTACCGTGACGCTCTGCTCCGCCGTGGTGACAGTGGCGCAGGCACTGAGAGTTCCGACGTTGACGCCGAACTCGATGACCTGATCAACGGCCGAGAGGCCCAGGAGGCCAAGGACCAGGTAAGCCTCACCTGCGGTGGGCGTGATCGCGGCGCCGGTGGGGTTCACGAAGGTGATCCCCAACTGGTTGTTGGCCACGACCCGGGCGGAGGCGATGCCAAGCCCGGCCTGGGTGGTGGGTTTGTTGACCTGGACGATCATGCCGGGGGTGAGGCCCACCACAGTGAAGATCTGCTCGACCACACTGGCAGCAGCCACGGCCGCAGGCGTGAGGGTCGCCGACAGCTGCAGGTTGCTGGCCACGGCGGTGACCTGGTAGATCTCGGAGGTGGTGGGGGTGATGCCGGAGGCAGTGTCGTTGCCGAACACCAGTTTGACGGTGTTCGCCGCGCTCACCCGAGGCTGCAGGACCAGGAGCCCCGCCTGGGTGGTGGGCTTATTGACGAACACCAGGTCAGTGGCATTCACGCCGGTGACCGTGATGCTCTGCTCGGCCACAGTATTGGCCGCGACGATAGAGGGGGACTGCTGGCTGGCAAACTGGGTGATGTAACCCATTCCGACCGCGATGATGGGGGCCGCCTGCAGGCAACCACCCTGCTGGGCTACGCCCGGGTTGCCATAGAATCCGACGGTATCAGCGGTATTGACGCCGAGGATCGGCTGCGCAACAACGGCAGGATCCGTGTTCTGGGTGTTGTAGGGGATGCTGGTCATGGTGGTTTCTCCTTAGCCCTGATTGCGGATGGCAAAGCCCGTGCGGAGTTTGGCCCACCCGTACAGGACGTCGAGACGGTAGATCTGCTGGTCGCTGATGCCGTCGTAGAACTTGATCATCCGCATCGTGAAATTGAGCCGCTTGTGGCGGATGCGGGTGCACAGCTCGGAGGGCCCCACCTTGGGCAGGTCGGCGCACGCCAAAAGGAACGCGTCCCGATGGAACACGCAGTTGGTCGGGGAGACCTTACCGCTCATGGTGTTGTTGTTCGCACCCCAGAAGTAGACCAGGGCACCCTGCACCGGTAGCGCGGTGACGTTCTGCAGCGGGCCGCTGGTGACCATGGCGGGGTAGATCGGCAGGCCCAGGAAGGTGCCGCTGGTGTCAGTGGTGGTCGCGGTCACCACGAACTGCTTGAGCTGGCCAGTGGTGGCCTTGGTGGTGGGGTTGACGTTGTAGACGCCGGCGATGGTGACGATGTCACCCTTGTTCCAGGTCGAGGCTCCGGAGGCCATGCCAGAGACGTTGATGGTGTTCAGGCCCGCGCCGATGCTCTGGAAGATCGGGGTGGAGGTGCCGAAGACGCCCGTGGTGAAGATCGGGGTCTGCTGGGTCATGGAGAACTTGAACCCGGCGGCCAGTTCTCCCATGTTGCCTTCTTGGTACTGGCGGCTGATGTCCTTGATCGGGTTGAAGAGGGTCTTCATCCCGTTGACCATGGACGCCTGGCTCCAGTTGTTGACCAGGGCGGCCCGGTTGGAGTCCAGGGGCACGGCGTAGTCGGCCATGAGAGCGCCAGCGTTAAGGAAAGTGGAGAGGTCGGTGGGGGCGGTGCCGGGGATACCCGCGGCGTCCGGCAGGGTGGTGAAGAGGGCCGCGCCGTCGCCGTCGATGGCGGTGGCGATGGGTACCATGGCCGGTTCCAGGACGTTCTTCTTGAAGTCGTCCACGTTGAGCAGGAGCTCCTTCGACGTGAACTTGATGTCCACGCCGCCCTGGTTCAGGGTGACGGGCACGAAGCTGTCGTTGTAGCCCTGGGGGTTGGCCACCGCACCACGCCGGTAGGTGTAGTAGCCGGGCACGCGGATATTGGCGGTGTCGCCGATGCGGCCGGACTGCTTGAAGGAGTCGTCATACCCCCGGTTGACGTGCTTGGTGAGAACGAGCATGTTCTCCAGCACGTCCATCGCCACGGGGGTGATGTCGGCGATATTGTTGAAATTGTTGAGCGTTGCCATTTTGGCTCACCTTTGGGTGTGGCGCCTCAGTACTGTTCGTAGTCCGCCGTGCTGTCCTTGTTGACCACGGGCTTCGTGGCGCCGGACAGGGGCTTGACAGGCGGAGGCGCCTGGGTTGTCTTCTTTTCCGTCTTGGGGGGAGGGGTCTTGAATCGGGCGCGCAGCTCTCCGATTTCCAGGACCTGGCCCACCGGATCCAGCGCGTTCAGGCGCCGAAGCTCTGTGGCGTTGTTGCCCAGAAAGTAAACGATCTCGGGGCCGACCTCGATCTTGAGGATGGCTTGCTTGAGGGTGTCGGAGGGGCGCAGGGCAATGAAGTCCTGGAACACCTCCTGGTAGTCCTCATACTTCGCGGCCGTGGCTTCTTCGCGCTGTTTCCATTTCTCCTGTTCGGCCTGGGCCCGGGTGCGCTGCTCGCGCTCGCTGATTCGCCGGTCCACCTCATGGGCAATCCGGGCCTCCTCGTACTCCGCGTGAGACTTCCACTTGGGGTCGTTGGGGTCGGGCTTGCTCGCGGGCGTATCGGTTTCGGGGGTCGTTGCCGGCGCGCCCTGTCCCCGGGCCAGCGCATCGCGCAGGGCCTGGTTCTCGCGCTCCAGCCGCTCAGCCCGCTCACGTGCACGCTGGCTTCCGGTCTTCTTTTTGTGCTCCTCGGCCTCGGCCTTTTCCTCGGGGGACTGATCCGCCGTCTCGGTGGCAGTGCCTTCCTCAGTGGTCTCGGTGGCCGCGGCCTCGACCTCGACAGCGAGATCTTCCGCCGTCTTGAAAGGGTCGGGTGCGCCGGTGGTGCCGTTTTCGGTGCTGTCGATGTCTTCGTACAGATCACTGTCCATTTGGTGCTCCATTACCGGCGGGGACGCCAGCGGGTTGGGCCTGGGGCGCCCCACCGGCACCATTGCCAGCTGGTCCGCCTTGCGGCTGAGGGGGGGTCAACGCGGCCTGCTGCGCGTTCTGGAGCAGGTCGTATTGACGGTCGATGTGCGTGAGGGCCTGGTCGAAGGCCGCGGTCATCACGGAGTCCTGGCGCTCCATTTCGGCGCGCTCGCGGGCCTCAATGATCCCGGCCCGGGCGCTGATCAGCGCGGTCTGGATCTTGGTCGCGTTCTCGAGGGTCTTGGACTCAAGTTTGATTTGCATCTGGCTCAGGTTCTGGGTCAGGTTCTGAATGAGCTGCTGCTGCTGCTGCACGTGGGTCATCAGACCGGCCACCTGCGGATCTTGCTTCTTCCCGTTCGCCTCGGCGGCCTCGGCCTGCAGGACTGCTGGTGGCAGGCCCATATGCAGGCGCTCGGCGATCTTCTTGGCGATGGGGGTGTCCATCTGGGACACGACCAGATCACCGGCCAGCGGGCCCATGTTGGGGATCTGCGCCAGCATGGACAGCATGACGTGCAGGTTCTCGATGCGTTTGGTGGCGTAGTTCGGGCCGGCGTTGATGGTCACCGCAAACTTGCCGCTGGTGACATCCAGGGCCTTCTTAGTCTCGGAGGAGTAGCGGTCGCCGCTCTCCGGGTCCTGGTTGATGGTCACGGTCTCTTGGGTCCCCTCGTCTTTGACAACCTGGACCACTCGCTCGGTGTCATAGACCAGCGGGATCCACTCCACCAGAATCCGACACTCCTGGAGGATGGTCCGGGT